TGGTATTCTTCGTGTGTGAGACAGGCATGGTAACTGTGGAAGCGCTTGATTATCCCATCCCAGCGATTGATACGGCGCATGATCTTAGCATTGTCCCACCCGCGGCTGGTGAGCCGCAAGATGAGCTCAGAATCAGGAGGCCGAATGATTATGATTTTGAGCTGATAGCCACGAAGATGGGGTGCAGGGATGAACTCACTTGGATCCATTTGTGTGGTTAAGGTAGTATACCCCTGCTTAACTAATACGTCCTGGAATGCGTCAATCACACGCTGACTCCGGCCCAGCACGGGTGTTTTCGAATTGAAGTGCAAATCAACGTGTAATTGCAATGTCGAAACTATACGATCAGTGTCTGCACACCATGGGTGGGCCGCCACAAATGTGCTTTTACCAGCTGCATTCCCAGCCAGATATAGAGTTTTAATGGGCACACCTTGCTCGGTAGTAGCGCAGTGTGACGGCGGTGGCCAATGTCGATTTAGTCGAGCAGCATAGTTGCTAGCCCTATCGACCTTCGAGATGCCACATGCACCATACCAAGCGCGTATAGCTGGGTCAGTCCAATAGAGCCCCAATGGAATGTACCCTGTGGCCTCAGGTCGCGAGTAATGTTGCATGACATCAGGCCGCATATGACCGAGCACATGGGTTAGACCACCAAGAGCTTGGACCATTGGTGTATCCAACCCCATACGTGCCAATACTTCATCTTCTTTTGCAGGACGTCGGTCCGTAGCTGTGGTTACCAGTAACCGGTTGAGATTGGTCTGATCCACGGATATTGGTCCCGGAAGGTCTAACAATACAGGTTTGGACACTCGCTCAGGCCAAATGGTTAGAGCAAATGTCTTGTGGACTTCCGCACGCGTGCGAGTATACATCCCTGCATATGATTCCTTCATGCAATGCTCACTATACTGCTGCCAACCCGCTGGGTTGTTAATTCGCAGCTCATCACGTTTAAGCGCAACCCAGGCTATGGTTGCCTGAGCTGTGGCTGCCCGGCCAGGGGTGGGCTTGGCTGGAATGGCAGGAGGTGGTAACCCCAGCTCGCCTGTTCCTGCCCATAGGGGATGGGGGTTGGTGCCACCATTACGGTAACGCCACCACTCCAGACGTCGCCATTGGGTGGGAGATGAAGCATCAGCTCCTTCGTCCTTAGGCAATGGCACACGCATAGTGGCATTGAGGACTTCGACAGCAAGCCTCCTCCCATAGCTGACTGGCAGTCCACGTGTAACCAATTCCCAGACGTTATCAGAGACAGACTGTATAGCTGAATCGTACCAGATGTACACGTCCTTATACCAGTTGCCGGAAGCGAGCTGGGCTAGGACAGCAAATATTGGTCGTGTTGGCGTTGCATCAGGCACAGCCATGCGTTGTAGGAACTCATGGATCAATCCTGATACCATTTGCTTAGCCGGTTTAAGCACAAAATTCATCACTGAATGTGTTAACATATAATGCATAGCACCGATCCAGTCATTCATGAGTGTGTCCTCATCATCACCGGTATAGTTGGCCTGGACCATAGTGGCATCTTGATCGAATAGTTTTGTATACTTAAGGCCCATACGAGAATATACCCCATGCAGCATGGTATTGTCACGCGCCGTATCACGATCGCCTGAGAATAGGGAAGCCCAAGTCCTCCAGTAATTGTTTTCACCATGCTTAACCCACTTGTTA